CGTTCATCTAGTCTTCTGTTTTGTAAGCCTTTTAATATTTTGCCACCAGCTTTGCAATATTTAACTAACGACTCCATAGCTTGTTCTTTATCGCCACGAATAATCGCTTGACGGATGGTTGAACGCTGAAAGCATCCAAGACCCAAATTAAAGCAAAAGCTGACAAGAGCGTCAAACTCATGTTGTCTAAGAGGCACGTTAGGTAGCATCTTATGTATTCCCAACTCGAAACGATTGAGGTCACGTTTAAGAATTCCATCTATTTCCTCGTTAGTAAATGTTTTATTCCATTCCGTTGGTAGCGTTTTACCATCACCGATAAGATGACCAACACCAACAGTCCAAAGCCCAGCAGGACATTTATAAGGTTTATTCCTAACTCCTTCATGGTGTTTAATTAACTTAATTGCTTCTTTAGACGCTTTCACGTTTTTTCTCCCAAGTGCGAGAACCAAAGTAGAAGCCAATAATAGAAGCTACAATGCTCATTTCGTCACTAGAGAATATGGTATCCATTGCTTCAGGGGTAAAACCACCTGTAGATTTAACTGCCCATATAAATCCTGCTACATCTACAAATACTAATAAACCTACAAATGTAAACGCTACAATAGGTCTTACAGACGCATTTAAAGTCTTTACCCATGGTGATGCTTCAGCAACAAGTTTAGCATCATGTTCATACAATGCTTCACGTTCTTGTGCGTATGTTTGAGCTTCAACTTCTTGTAGTCTAATTTCTTCAATCTTTTCTTGAGATTTAAAACCTTGTTGAGCCATTAACAATGCTTGTTCATTCTGCATCTTTGCCATTTCACGTTCATGCTTTTGGTCTCCACGTTGTTGAAAAAAACCAAGCAATGAAGGTAAACCTGAAGTTGCAAAACCTAAGATACCTGAAATAATACTAAACATCTATAACTCCTTTGGGTCATAACCAAGATTATTGGCTATACGTTTTTGTAATTTTAAGAACAAGCCTTTATGACTTGTATATTTTTCTGTTTTAGGTGAGTCTAAATAAACACACATGTGTATAATTTCATGACATAATGTCTTTAATACTGTATCTAAATGACCACATCTAGCTGTGCTAATAGTAATAACATGTGGTTCACCTGCTTCAGGTGGCTGATATTCACCACAAATAGTATCGTCATGCGATACTACAAAATCTACTTTACTTGCCGGTGGTAGTTTATATTCGTCAAACACAGGAAACTCTATTAAAGCTGAATATAAATTAGCTATATTGTTTTCTGTGATAAATGTCATTTTGATAATGGGTTCATTGATGCACGTTTAACTGTGTTTAGTTTATCGTCCATAGCGTTTACAGTAGCTTCTAATTCTTTACGTAGACCTGATACCATAGCAGAAGTCTCACGTGAGTTAGCAATAGCATCTGAAGACTTTTCACTAGCTTTCATTATAGACTCTGATAGTTGGTATTGTCTTTCATTAATAGCTTTAACTTGTATTTCTAAACCATTTATTCTTGACTCTATAGGAGCTAAGTCTAAACTATCAACAGCATCAATTGCCGTAACCATCTTGTTGTAAAAAGTTATGCCTGCGTATGCGCTTCCAGCTACTATCGGCAATGCTATTAAAATCATCTTGAGGAGTTGAGAGCTGGAGAAGCTCAAGTTTAAAGTTTTCGTTTTTTCCGAAGTCATTATTAAGTTCCTGGTCAAATTTAAAGGCGTCTGTTAATTCAATTTGTTGTATAATAGGTTTATTAAGAATTTCTAATGAAAGGACTATCCCAAAACCATGTACAAGTTCCTTACCCTTTGGTACGTCAAGTTTAGGACTCTCCTTGCTTTCACTCTTTTGCTCAGTCTTTGGTGTTTCTTTTGGGTTGTCTTCTTTTGTTTTTGGCTCGCTTTTCAATTCCTGTTTTGGTTGTTCAACCTTGACTTCAAGCGGACTTGAAACAGGTTCAGGAGTGCTATTTGTAGATAGCCCAGCAGGTGTAACTGTTGTTTGAGTATTAACAGGGTTAAGTGGACTACTAGGGCTTACAGGGCTACTTACATTAGTAACATTAGTAGCAGACTTAACACAAGTATCGTTAGTAGTAACCCAGTCAGTCCAAACAGGACTTCCATAAGGGTCAGGGCAACTAGACGTTTTAGTTTGTATAATACTGCCAACATAGTCTTGTTGACAAGCTAAGGTTTGCGTTTGAGTGCTTGTTTGACAAGTTGGAGGGTCTTGAGTGCAATTGTTTGAAGTTTCTGTCCAAGCTGACCAAGAGTTTGTAGAACAACTAAAAGTCCTGCTTTGGTTAATAGCACCACTATAATGAGGTAACGTACAAGCTGTGGTTTGGTTTTCAACCAAGTCTGAACAAGTAGGAGTTTTATACGCACCACATAATGGGTCATCTGGTCTATAAGATACGCACCAATAGTCTTTAAGTGCAATTTGTGGGTCAATGCCATTACAATAGAGAGAACCTGGAAGCATATATCCTTCAGGCGTTGGAGTATAGTTGCAATACCAAGCATAAGCATTATTTTCCTTTAGGGTTAGTAACAGTAATAGGCTCGTCAGGAACAAGCGGTATCGTGTATGTATCGCCATATAATTTCTTAAATATAGAAGGGTTACGTTCATACCAACCACGTTTAGCAGCATCACCAATAGAACCATTGATAGGGCATGGTGAACCACTTTGTATCATGGCTTCAAATACTCTATCATCTTGACAAAGTATAGATACTGCAGCTACTTTAAGACCTAAGTCATTAAGAGTTTTGGCTAACTTAATACGTTCACAATTTAAGTCTTTATAGCCAGAGCCACCACTTACGCCAAACAATGTACTAGAAACAGAACCACTAACAGGAACAAGGCAAACGTCTTGGCTAAAAGCACTTATAGAAGGGCTAATGGCACTCGGTGGTGGTTGACCTTTATAGTTGATAGTAGTTGTTTCTGCTTTAGCATCCATAGCAAGTGCTAATAACACTCCCATAGACATTCCTATAATTAATGCTACTATGTTTCTTAGTGTTTGCATTATTTCATTCCATGAGTTAGTAAATAAACAATGATGAAACCTGCTGTACCAATGAGTATTTGCTCTAAACGCTTGAGTCTTGCATTTATCTGTTCGTAGCGAATAGCACAAATTTCCTCATGCGTATTTAAACGTGAGTCTGTGTCTTGCTGTGACATTACTATTCCTTATTCGTTAAATTGACTTAATAGACCACCGCCTTTGACTAACAGAGGTGGGATAACTTCTTTTCCTGTTGTAGATGTATAAGGAATTTCTTTACCTAATAAACCACTATACTTTTCACCAGCTTTACCAGCTTTATAAATAGTTCTTGCTAATAATGCTTTAAAATTTGCACTTCTATCAGCCATCATTGCTATTTGATTTTTCATATCTTTAGATAATGTTGAAAGACCTGCAATATCTTTATTAGCTTCTATTAATGCTCTACGTTCAGCTACATCTAAAGTGTCATATAATGCTTGTGACTCTTTATTAAGACCAAGAACACCTGGTTCTGCTTTACCAATTAAGTCTTTTAAACCACGTGCAAGTGTTTTACCTGACTCAACAGTAGCACTTTTAAGCTCACCATAAGCCTTTTCACCAAGACTCTTGTATGTACCAACCTTAAGTTTTTGAGCTAATTGAACAGGTATCTCTTCAAGATTTTTAAGCAATGGGTGAGCTAAAAACTCTTGTCTTGCTGCTTGTATTGCTGCAATATCACCAGCAGGTAAAGCATTATTTAAAGCATTTTTCTCTAAATCATCTAAATATGCAACTACTTCTGATTTATTTACAGTCTTTTTAGAGTTTTTAATAATGTCTACAATTTGACTGTTTAAAGTATCAACTTTAGCTTGTAAAGTATCTATACCTTTACCAAATATTGTTTTAGTTAATGTAGGGTTTACATCTTCTTTAAGTAAAGTTTGAATTGCTGTTTTAGCTTGACCTGACTCTAATTGCTTTTGTAAAGGTTTTAAAGATGCCTGCATCAATCTTTCTGGAATAGTTTGTTTTGCTACATTAGAAACTGTTTCTGCTATACCTGGAAATAGTTTAGATGTAACTTGACCTACACCAGATGGAGATGCAAAATTTAAACCAATTTGACTATATTCTTTTAACATTTCATCACGAGTAGGATTACCAATTTTAGCTCTTAAAGCTAAATATTCTTCATGATTTTGTGGAAATAACTCTTTAATATCGCTAATACCACTTTTAATACTTTCAACTAAAGAACCAGATGGTTTAGAACCTTTTTGTTCTTGAATTTTAGCAGCTTGATAAGCATTAGCTACTGTATTAAATTCAGGCGTACCTTTTTTATCAGCATTTTCTGTTATCCATTGTGCGTATTCTGCTGCGCTAGCCATGCTTATCTTCCTTTAATGATTGCGTCTGCTGCATTAAATAACTGATTTGTTGCTCCAGCAGGTGGATTTTGATTAACTACTTTATTTTGTTGTTGCCATAAAGCATCTGCACCATTTAGATGACCATATTGGTCAAAATAGTTTTGCATAAATTGTAATTTAGCATTTGCTTTTTCATATTGTTTACGATAGTTTTCACGAATTTGCTGATTAACGTCACCACCTTTTTCAATAGAAGGTAATGATTGTAGATATAAAGCAATATCTCTATCAGATGTTGTACCAGAACCAGCAATACGTTTTTTAGGAGCTAAATCTGAAGTAATAGACTGCATTACTTTTTCATCTGCACCACGTAATGACTCAGGCATAAATGAAGCTAAAGAGCCTTCATATAATGCACCTGTTCGTGATTTTCTATTTAGTTCACCAAATTGTTCAAGTTGATTTAAAACTTCAGCACCTTGATTAACAACAGAAGCATTATCTTGCAAATACTTTTGAGCTTGTTCTGCTGCTCTTTGTCTTGCAATATCAGCACGTGCTGGTGGTAATCCTTGCCATGGAGTTCTTACACCTTCTGGAGCTTCAGGAGCTTGTTGTGTTCCATATAGTAATTGTGATAAGTCAGCCATTATTTTGTCCTTATTGTTACGCCTCTTGATTTAAAGTCTTTCATTACTTGGTCAGTTGTTTTACCTGTTGATTTTGCTGTATCTGCAACATCTTGCATTGTTACAGATTTAGGTAAATTAACTGTAGGTCCTGTATCACCATATTTATAAGTTGACTCAGCAGCTCTATATGGGTCTAAGAATGATTGTTGAGTAACGATATTAAGTTTTTGCCAATCTTCTGGAGTACCTTTATAGCCTTTTTGAACAGCATATTCATAGTTTCTAATAAATGTAGAGTCAACATTAGTAAGTTTAGTAATAGCTGCATTAAGTGCGTTTAAATCGCCTGTATATGTTGGACTTTCTGGATTTAATTCATTTTTGGCTCTTAATAGTTTTTGAACATCTGTCATTCCTGACATTTCAAGTTCTTTCATATTTTTAGCCATTGTTATAGCATCCATTTTGCTCTTTAATGCTGTATCAAAAGCACCTTGAGATTGTTGCATACCACCAAGATATGCTTTACCTAAATAAGGTAATGGACTACCAGCACCTAAGTTTTTAGGAGTAGATAAGTATGTTGCAATACCACCTAAAACACCTTGTGCTAACGCTTGATTTTTAAGTTTTTCTTGGTCTACAGGACTAAGAATACCAGTAAGTGCTTCACTAGGTTTAGCACCAAATATATTTAAACCTGCAAATGGATTTGTATTTGTATCAAAAAAAGCCATATTAATAGCCTCCTCTAAAATATGAAGGATATAGTTGTAATTGGTTAGGTGTTATTTGTAGTCTTGTAGCAACTTTTTCATTTGGACCTTGACCTAATGTAGGAGCAGTATTATATGTTCCTCTGGTAATTGGAGGAATTGCAGGTTGCATAGTTTGTTGAGCTTGTTCTTGTGGACTTACTGCTTGAACCATTTGACCTGTTGTAGATAATGCCTGCATAGGATTAGCTTTAGCCCAATCTGATAATGTGCCATAACCTGACTCAATACCACG